TTGCCTTTTTGCATAGGAGGGGCCTCTTGTAATACGAACCTTCATTATGTCCGCATAAGGCTGTATAAAACTTCGCTGAACCGAGGGATTAGCAGTACCTTCATCGGTGGCAGCCAAGGTTGCATTTACGGGGATATGAAATCCGGCAGTCTTGATATTTGTAATAACTGGATTCGTCTGCGTTCCGTCAGTTACATGAATATCATTAACGTTGGCAGAGCTAGATCTTAGACCATTGAAATAGACATCTCGGCCAATACGACCCTCAGGGATCCCTTCAATATCACCTTCGGAAATAGCGCAAAGAAGGTTGCCTTCATTGTCATCAACATAAGAAGAGATGACCGGCATGTTAGTTGCTAGAAATTCGCCGTACAGCAAAGGAACTGGTGTACCCCTAGCAGCAGTGGCAGCAGCACCACCGTAAATAGCCTTTTCAGTTTCTGATCCTTCTTCTTTATTGTCTTGAACAATACCTGGCGTAAACAAGCCAACAATGCCTGTTGTAATCAGCGCAAGGCCTGTTGTGATCATTGACGCCTGAATAGCCGCCGATAGAGTAGCCGCCCCGCCGAAAGTAAAGACAAATCCAGGTATGGCAAGAGCAATAAGAACCAGACCAACAACAATTAGAACCCCCATCATTCCCTTATCCCCAAAAAGGGAACCTGAAATCACAGGAACAAGAATAAACTTCTGACAGCCGAAGTCAAAGTCGTCGTAAGTACATGCATCTTTGTGCTCGGTCTGCATCTGAAAATAGATCCCATGTTCATGCGCAGAGGTCATGAACTCACGGAAACCAGGAACTAACTGGCAGAGAGCACGGACAGCCTCCTTAGGTGACCGGGCTGTAATCTTATGTGTACGTCCGAAGCGGCGGCCTAGTAGACCCTCAAGCTGGATTTCCATGGGTATTTCTTTCGTAGGTGAACACCTCGCCGTCCGGATGAAGTACATCAACGCGGTCGAGTTCGCTGATATACAGAAAAGAAGTCAACTTAAGGTTAAATGCAATTGATTTATCATGCTGACTAAAACTATTGGTGCCTACAGGATGCGAATGGAAGATCGTATCTGTGTTGTATGCGAGATAGTCTTTAGCGTCAATTCTAAAGCCGATCAGGGGGTCTTCAGCAGCATTACGACAGGGCTTTAGGGTATTACCATCAATAAAACCACAAGCCTCTTCAGGGGCCACTGAGAGGCTGTATTCAGACAGCTGCTCGAACAGAGAAGGGTCCATATCAATTTTGAGCGGTAGGGAAGCCACCGAAACGCAGAGTGTTACCAATACCGAAATGCTCTTCGCAGGCTTTTAGAGTCTTCTGACAGCCATCGTCAGCAACAGTAACGCCGTTTTCAATTAAAGGAACGGCCTGGCCAGCGTATTGACAGTCGGCGCCTCGATAGTCGAAGGGACAGAAATTCGGATACATACGACGTTTAGGGATTTTCAAGCCCTCAACATCGAACACAGAAGATAGCTCAAATGTAATGCCGAGCTTGCTTTCGTCTATTTTGCGCTCAAAGTACCAACTCTCAGGTGTGAAATGCGCTGTCTTGTCAGCTGTTGCCTGTGTAACGCCGTCAACCTTGACGAGATATTTTGCATATGTCCTGATACGAACAAGCCTAAAACCAATAAAATCTTCTAGGACACTAGAAAGTCTGGAAAAGTTACCGTCTACATTACCGATATTTAATTTCGGTCTAGGCAGCTTGTTGCTTCCGGAGATTTCAACGCCTGAAAAGGCAATGGGTAAGGGACTGTAAGTAAAAGTATTGACAGTTTGTTTTTCATCAACATATTCGACTGTCTTACCCCCCGACTCTTCAGAGGACACAAAATACCTTCGTCCACCCCAGACTTCGGCACGGGACTTACCTGAGTCAATGATGAATAGAGTGATTAAACTATCTTCTTTAAGCGCCATTAATTACCACCTCTTGTTTCAAGAATCAATTTGCTGTCTAGAGATGAGTAACGGTTATACCCAAAGGAAGGATCTCCGGTATAACCATCCCATGGTGTATCTCCAACACCGCTGCTAAACTCGTTCTCACCAACAGTCCCGGCAAAATCTTCGTATTCCTCTAAAGCTTCTTCATAATCAGAATAGACATCTGCGACAGCATCGTTATAAGCCTTGCCGATAAGGCGCAGCATATGTGCTTTAAATCCCGTCAGCGTAGAACTGTCGTTGTAGGCGATTGGTCTTTCTCCAAAGCCGGTGAAATATTCAAGCGTTGAAACATCGCTTGTATCAACCTCTTCGCGATTAGAATTATACAGCGGGCTTCTGTGATAGTAGATATCCATTTGAGGAACGCCCTCCGAAGGGTGGTATCTAATAAGCTCAATGTCATCAAGTCTTCCTTCTTGGTCTACTGTACGATCCGATAAGTCAGAGAGATAGTCAGGTAACTGCACATAGATTTCATCCTTGGATGGATCACCGACCTTTCTAGTATTACCTGCTCTGTTGAATATGCTTAGATAATCCCAAGGTCGAAGACCTAAAAACCTGTCGTACCCTTTTTCAAGATCAGCAGCGGAAATATTGAGTCCCATCTGGGATTGAATGGCTACCCTGCTGTTGTAAAAATCCTCTTCGGCTTTCTCCACATTGTCAATGCGTATCCTAATCTCGTTGTAGTTCGGAGAAAACGGATCCAAGGCATTTTTATCAATTAACTTTCGACGCGCCATTATGCAAATGCCTCAACGAGGGTGAACTGAAATATCTCATCTCCAGCAGTACCAGCCAACACACTTCGCGTATAAGTGTTATCTGAAAGACGGTAACGTCGTTCCTCAGAGCTAAATGGAGCCAGAGTGGCAAGAAAGAAGTCACCAATGGCGACATTGTCTAGGTTGGTCTTAAGCTCGGCAGCATCTGCAGGTGAGAGTGGCTTAGTCGTAAATTCATACGACGTACCCCGACTGTTAATTCCGTCAGCAGCAATTTGTTCGTAGCCATCGCCAAAACCAAAGCGTTTGACGCGGTGCGTTGTGACTTCTTGAATAGAAGCCGGAAGGTCAATGGAAAGATTAATATCGGCCACTGTAGAGCATTCCTCCTGCGCGTTTTTCCTCGATAATTACTCGTTTGATCGCTTTATCGATAGCCTTACCTAGCTTGTTGGCGTTGTCGCCAGACATCTGCGTTGTCATATTACCGCTTTGTTCCACATTAACTGTGATGCTGGTATTCACATCGCCGCCGGTACCCTTCTTGAAATCAACAGGAATGGCCTTGCCATTCGGTAGCGGTACAACAGCCTCATTCATGCCTCCTTCACCAATCAGAGCGGTAGTAGGACGAGTGACAATGCCTCCATTAGCGAACTGAGGCAAACTGCCGCCTAAGTAATTACCGTGACCGTCAAAAAGGGTGGCTCGGTCGATGGCATCCACGGATGCTTCTGATGACATGGGAATGCCTGATGATCCACCCAGATTGAATAAACCAACAAGCTTCTTGATGACAAATGTTCTAATCATGTCAGCAATAATCTTTTGAGCCATCCGTGAGAACCCGTCGGCAATATTCTTGAACAGACCCAATAAAACATCCTTAACAGTAGATACACCAGAAATAATGTCGGCAAATCCTGTTGTAAAAGCGGATGACATTGCATTAGCTGTAACATCAGCGGCTTCCTTTATCCGTTCCAAAGCCTCTGACTGCTTATTTAATTCGAGAATTTGAATGCGCAGATCTTTTTCGTCCTGTAGTCTCGAGAGAACTAAATTCTTACGCTCAGCAGTTCTCTGTTCAAACTCAGCCATTTTCTCACTGTTAGCACCAAATTCCGACATCGCTGCTCGGCGTAATTCTTGTTCAGTTTGAAGTGCTTGATTGCGCTTGACGTTGAAGTCGGCTTCAATCTGAAGACGCTGTGGATCCTTAAATGTATCCTCTAAAGTCTTCTTCTCTTTAAGAAGCTCCAGTTCATCTTTTACGGCTTTCAACCTAGGGAGTGGAAAAGACGAAGTAAAAATTGAATCAAATGCTTTATTAGTATCCGCTAAACCTCGAGTACTTTTAAGATTATTTAATTGAGCCGAGAGACCAATACCGGCCTGGAGGAGCGGATCAAGCATAGAAGTATCACCGCCCAAAGAAAGGTTAGGAAAAGGGATATCCTCAATGACTGGAGCTTTAGGAGTCTGGTCAGGCAGTTTAAAGTTAGGGCCAGGTTCGGCTAAGTGCGACACGGTATAAGCCACACCGTCTGCCCCTACAACAGTTGCTTGGTTGCCAAAACCGCCAAGGCCGCGCTGGAAATCGGTAATCTTGAATCCAGGCGCGAGATTGAAAGGCAACCCTTGTCCAGAGCCATTTGGCCCGGCTAGATCAAACCCATGATGGAAACTAGGCTTTCCTGTAACAGGATGCTTGTCTCGCCGGCCTGGCGTACCTGTAGTCGTAAGTTGATCGCGCACACTCTTGGCAAAAATGCTTCTAGCACCTGCCTCAGTGGGTGTAAAGCCAACGCCCTCTACATGAAAATGATTACCTGTTGACAGGCCAGTAGAACCCTCCCTTAAACCAGTAACACCAGATATACCATCGCGGATTTGAGCCGCACTGGCAGCGCCCTGCATCTCAATAACAGCATCATTAGCCTTTCTTCTAGATATGTAATCGGCAACCCTTTTTTGATATTCACCAACCTTCTTCTGCATTTCAGTAATCTTTTCCTGAATATTAAATCTGTAGTCTTCTAAATCTTTAGTAACCCGTGAGATCTCAATTTGAAAATTCTTTTCTGTGTTTTGACGACTAGCCTCAGCGTTATCCCTGACACTAATATATTCAGCCAAAGCTCGTTTTCCTGCAGCAGCAGCCCCTTCCTCACCCTCAAGAAGCGCTAACTGCCGTTCCTTAACCATCCTAATTCTTAATTGAGCCTCCTCAAGGTCAGCTTGTGCAAGCTTACGAGCGTTTTCCTGACGCATAGAGAATTCACGATTCGCGACATCTCTGTTAAGGTCCCGTCGGAATTTAGCTATCTGACGCTCTAGATCTTTACGACGTTTGCCTTGAAGTGTTGCCTCTTCTTGAAGATCCTTCTTCCTCTCTTGCGCATCAATAAGGCGTTGCTTAGTTCTAATAGCTTGACTTTTTCTGAGTATTTCTTGATCCT